CACATTTATCGGATTAATTGATCTTGCTGCTCTATCAAACGCTGGTACACTAACTTGATTTCCAGAAGCTGCACCTTGAAAATCATCATTCGTCATTTTCATTGGAATACAAGTTCCATCCATATTGCCATAAGCTGTTACATTATTTGTTGTTGAAATTTGTCCACCCTCGGGTCGCATAGGAACAGCCCGCGCACTTTGACGTAAGCGAGCTGCATGCTCCTGATTATACGATCTTCCAGTTGCACTCGAATTAAGAGGAACATGAAATTCTGAATCTTCCAAAAACGATGCCCAAATTGTCATATTAATTTGTTGCTGAGCACATGTTGCACTCCCCAAAGGAACTAATACCACTGCTAAAACAGTTGCTATAAAATCTATATTAGCATCAACTGCTGGTCCATTAATTGATATATAATTTTTTGGATTATAAAAAGGAATTACTAATCGATCTTTTATATTCGATGATGGATCTAAGCTTAATGGATTCAAACCATAATAAACTTGAGGATTCCCCAAATGCCAAGCTGTCGTAACTGATGCATCTGTGAACGGTACCGCAAATATCTTAAGTCGTCCAAGTTGCTGACGCATACCGGATAGTTCAAAATCTAATGCTATCGTTCCTCGCCAATAAACAAATCTTTCAAATGCTGCTGATTGTAGATAATTAACAATAACATCAGATGGTAAATGCAATGTTGCTATTGCTGTTCCCATACTTTGTGAAACTGACCACGTATAGGTATTAACCCATACTCTACGATTAACCATATCATTTAAAGACCAACGAGGGTCGGGCATAGATGATCCAGTCAAACGTTTCGTTCCTGATTTCGGTACTAACGTTGGTCCACTAACTTCTACTTCACGCTGACTTTCTAAAATAATACCTTTTGTATTGTCTGTGGTTCTAATTTCATCACCCTTATTTGTTGTAATAGGTGATGTAGAATCTGCCAACGCATTAATTGGTACTTCTGTTTCTGCTTCTGGTCTTGCTGGTATATAACTTAAATCTTCGCACTTTGATCTAAAAAGTTGGTGAAAATACGTATAATCTCGCAATTTAGAATGTAATGATGTTTTTAATTTCTCCTTAATCTTATCACGCAAATCATTAAACTGTTCTTTTCCATAAGCATACATAAAACCAAGTGCATCATTCAAATTATCCACTGATGCTTCTTCAACGGTCATATCTGCACACTTCCGTGTCCAATTTGTCAATTCATGAATCGTTTGTTTATCAATAGTTGCTAGCTCTCTTCCAAACTTATCCTGTCTAAATCCTCTTTTCAAAAATGTTAATTCTCTAATAGGTACTATTTCTGCTGGTCCGGTCTTACTCGAATTTGTATATTTTAAATTCAATTCTTCTAGCTCATCTGATAATTTATCTGGTGAAAAATCTTTTAAAATTTCCCTTTTAATAGATACTATTCCATCGTCTCCATAGATAAAGATTTTGATGTTTTCTTCAAAATGTTGCAACGAATTTAAATCCTTCGGTACTATCTTATAATAACAATAGAGAAATTTCATAAAATGAGCAATAGTATTTACTATCACTGTCAATGGATTTCCTGACGGATTACCTAAATGTGTATAATATACTTCATTCAACGCTACCTGTGGTGTATGTATTATTTCATCAAAAATAACTTCTCTCGCTATTTGATTCTCTTGACTATCATTATACCAATAATTAACTACATCACATATTCCCATCAAAAATTGAGGTGATAAATTACCATCCCAACCCGAAAAATCTCCTCCAAATCCAATATCCGAATTATTCTGAAGCTCTTGAAACATTATTGTCCATTCTAATCCTCCTGGATCAATTCCAACTGCTGAAAAATACTTTAATCGGTTAGCATAAAAAGCTGAATTAAATGCTCCAAACAAACGTCGACACACTATCGAAAAATCTACTGGTGGATTTGTAAAAACACGGGTCTTTCCTTCAAACACTTTTTCTAAAGATCTTCTCTCGTCTTTTAATGTATCTATCCACAAACTCTCCACTCGATTACCTTTCTTAGCTTGTACAAATCGTGTGTCCACTTTTCGTTGTAACTCTTTATCCACGATAATATATTTACTATGTTCATTTAATGGATTCTCATGTTGAATATATGGCCATTTTCCTTTGGCCAATGGATTCTGATTCCATGGAAATCCCGCTGATGTCTTCATATCCATATGTTTTATAAAATCATCTCCAACGATTCCATTCAAAGCCTCCGCTTGCGTTAAAATTCTTCTTTCCGTTTTTCCTTCTAATGGTGACATTAACTCCTTAACATTTTCTATTACTCTCTTCAAGATCTTTCCATTCACCATAGGTGCTATCTTCCCATATTTCTCAATCCCCATTCGCAAAGGTGTTGTATCTCTCAAGCCTCCCGCTCTAGGATCCATAGGATTTAAAACCGCTGGTGCTGTCTTGGGCTCATATAATTGTCCATGTAATATTGATGGTATAATTTTTGTCGTCTCTGCTGATCTTGGATGCTTAAATAAAACTCCAACTTTAGTCAAATTTCCATGTGGTTGTACTAATCCCAACTCAGGATTATTTGCATCCACTTTCGGATCATACGGTTGCAATGTTGCTCCAAAATAACGTAATCCATCACGTAACATTTCTTCCGTCACTATCTGAGCTATTGCCAAT